ATGGTGGGTGATCGCGTCCTCGGACTGTACGAGGAGTAAGACCTTCCCAAGGCCTCTAGCCCCCTCCCCACTTCGGTGGGGAGGGGGCCAAGGGGCCTTTTTTTATGCCCTTTTCCGCCTCAGCCGAAGCTGATCGCCAGCAGGCCGGCGTGCAGCACGTAGCCCTTGCCGTTGAACACCACCACCGGGGTCGGGAGCTCTCCGTACGCGCGCAGGATGCCCGTGTTCTTCCGGCTCCAGATCCCGAAGTAGACCAGCTTGCTCTGAGTCAGCCCAGTGAACCTGGCGTCCACCAGCGACCAGATCGCCAGGTTGGTGGGCTGGCTCCAGATCATCTTGAACCGCTGGTAGCCGCCACCGACAATCTCAGCCCTGTCCGATCCACCCAGTGCCGGGCTGTCGCTGTGCAGGCTGACCCAGCTCGCGTCAGCGATCTCCTGGAGCCAGAGGTGGGCCTGCTCCGGGGTGACGCTGCCATTGCTCATGACTGTCCAGGCTCCTGCCTTACAAAACGTCCCATGAAGTACACAGGCTGATCTCCCTGGTCATCGCAGTAGATCATCACGAACAGCATCCCAGCCCACTCCTGATCCTGGTTGGGATCGGTCAGAGAGACCGAGATGTTGGTCAGATCCCAGCTCCAGGCCTGGTCGTCGGAGAGCAGTCCGGTCCGGGCAGCACCCCTGGAGAACCGGCCCGGGTAGTACCCCGCCGGCTCGTGGTAGACGCCCCAGCCGACCTTGGGAGCCACCGTGGGCATCTGGGTGTTGTTGCCCCAGGGGAACTGGGTGCCATCCGGCGCGAACTCCTCCCACCCGCCGTCGAAGAAGGGATGGGTCTGGGCATGGCCGTGGGCGTTCTCGTAGGTGGTTGGGATCACTGTGCCGTCCTCCCGCCGGGCGTCCAGGTACTTCGGGAAGCCATCCATCGTGCGAGGCCCGGGGAAGCGGGGCATCGAGTCGATGGCGGTGGAGTTGTTGTCGTAGACGGACAGGTGGAACTTCACCTTCATCACGTTGCCCTGTTTGTCGTACGCCGCCAGCTCGGCATGCCGGATGCTGCCCGCCTGGGACATCCTGATCGGCACCGCGTAGAGGGCCTTGCCCTTGCCGTTCTTCTGGACCGCCGACCAGTTGTTGCTGGAGTCGTGCGGGTCGGTGGGCCCGATCCTGATGTAGTAGCCGGGGTTCCGAGACGGCGGGTACTTCTTGGTCCACTCCTCGAACGGGAACTGGGCCCCCGTGTCCTTGATCTTCTCGTTGAAGAACTCCTTCGCCGGCGTCGGGATGATCCCGGACCCGGACTTGTAGGACCAGGGCAGCACCAGGTCGTTGATGGTGTTGGAGTACTTCCCGGTCTGCAGCGCACGCAGCGGAGTCAGCGCGTCCCTGGTCCTGGTCTGCACCTCGGCCACGGTCAGCTGATCGCGATACTTGGTGTCGAAGGTCAACGTGGTGGACAGCCCGTTGAAGTCGGCTGAGGCCTGGGTGATGTGGGCCAGCACTCCCTCTCGGACCCCGAACAGGTTGTTCATCCGGATCGTCTGGCCACCTCGGATCATCAGCCGTGGACACAGCTCTCCACTGGAGTACCTCGGGTCCGTGGTCAGCGTGATAGTGCCGGTGATCCCGGGTTCGGAGAACCGCTGGTACTGGGCCTGAGCGATGGTGAACGCGCCGATCTCGTCCACCCCGGTCAGGAACTGCAGCATCGTCTCCTTGGGCTTCAGGTTCGGGTCGTAACGCGGGTTGTTCTTGCGTGGCCACATCCGCGGGGAGTAGGCGAACGGCTCGAAGTAGGTCTGCCGGCCATCGGGGGAGATCTGGATGTTGGAGAAGGCGATCTGAGCCTCGTCGGTGCCGGATCCGTAGATCACCCCGGCTCGCTGGGTGTAGTCCTTCGATCCCGACAGGGACACCCCAGGCGCGCCCAGCGTGATCTCGATGATCCGGTCGTCTTGGGTATCTGGGATCCGGCGCAGGAACAGCTCGGGCCGGCGGCGTCCCCGGTTCCGGATCGACCACTGGTTCCCGCCCTTGTCGAACATCACGGTCAGCATGGTCTGCACATAGCTGGTCAGCAGCGGCTCCCAGGTGCCGGTGGAGCGTGAGGTCATCCCGGTCCAGCGCTGCCCGGTCCGCACTCCCCACGGCTTCAGCGCGCTCAGGTACGTCGGGTCGGTGAACGGAGGCACCGTGGTCTCCCAGTCCTCTGGGAACATCACCCGGAACTTGCCCAGGTGGGAGGGGTGCTCGGTCTGGTCGAAGGCCTGGGCGATCAGGATCTCGTACGGGATCGGTCGCTTCGGGAAGGACGGGATCGCCAAGTAGTCGTCAAGCCCGTAGAAGCAGCCCTTCAGGTCGACGGTGAAGGTGGAGTCACCGCCGGTCAGACTGAAGTTGAAGCTGGCGATGTAGCCCTCCCAGGTCCACTCCAGGTCGTAGCCACCGGTGTTCTGGAACACGATGTCGATGTCGCAGTTCGGGACCAGCCAGTCCACATCCCCCTCTCCCGGTGTGTCGAAGATCGTGATCATCGGGAAGGACAGGTCCGCGGTCACCTCGGTGAACGGGTCCTGGGTGGACACGTTCCCAATCTTCACCGGGGCGTTCCGGAACAGGGTGATCTCCCGCATGTAGCCGCCGGGTGGGGTGGCGAAGATCCGGAAGTAGCCCAGCGACTCCTGTTCGGAGGGGTAGGCAGTCAGAGATCTCACCTATCTCCTCCGTACACCTTGGCCAGCACCCCGATCTCGTCGACCACCTGACTGGAGGTCAGAGCGTCTCCGTAGATGCTCAGGTCCAGTAGCGCCATGTCCATGGTGGCGGAGGTGACAGAAGGGGCCTTCCCGAGCCAGAAACGGGTGCTCAGGGGCTCCGGGACCTGTCCTGCGGCCAGAGGCCTGGTGATCACCTTCGAGGGCCCTGAGGCCACGTACAGGGTCGTCTGCGGCCTATGGACGACCAGCACCATGAACACGGGCGCGCTGGTAGCCAGTGCAGTGGTCAGCGGTATCCCCTGCTGGCTCGGACTGGACTCGGTGGTCATCCACAGCGCCTGACCACGGATCGTGAACGACACCCAGGCCTTGTCGCTGGACCAGGTGCCGTCGCCGGGGTCGTAGGTCCCCTCGCTGGCGTTGGGAGCCCACAGCCCGTTCTCGAACACGTCGATGTTGTTGCCGTAGACCGAGTTCGGGCTCATCACCATCAGCACCGTGTAGCCCGAGACACCGCCCATGAACCGGTCGAGGTCGTTCCACATGTAGTCGGCGGTGTCGGAGTCGAAGTTGAGCGCGCTCATGTCCACGAACCGCTCGTCGCCGATCGTGTACTCGTAGTCAGTGAGCAGAGTGGGCGCGTTCTGTGGCGCGGTCTCCCAGGGCGAGACACCACCCTGGATCGGGGTCCACTGTCCGAGGATCTGGTCGTAGTAGCTGCTGTCCGCCACCCAGCGCATCCCGGCATCCGTGGTGATGGCCAGCGGAGAGTCTCGGTCAGTCAGCTTGTCGCCCTCACCCGAGACCAGGCACTGGATCTGGATGTCGCAGTCCGGGACCGGCACCGGCCAGCCACTCATGATCCGGTACTCGTCGACCTCGAACGCTGCGCTCTTCAGCGGGTACAGCCCGCCCGGCACGACCAGCAGCTGGGGTAGGACCGTGTTCGCGCGGTTCCTAGCAGTGAGCTGGATCTCGGTCTTCCCCGGTACTACCGGTACCTGAGCCATCAGGCGTCCTCCTCCACCAGGAAGAACGGGCCCAGCGAGACGCTCAGATCACCCTCGGAGATCACCGCCTGGTCTCCGGCTTGGATCAGGACCGGGTTCTCCATGTCCCCGACGATCAGGTTGTAGCCGTCCACCGGGGCGTTGCACAGCGCCCAGTACCCGATCTGTCCCCAGTCGGTGGTCGCGGTGATGAACTGCGCCGGGAGCGCGTTAGCGATCTCCTGGGGCTGGGAGTCGTTGGCCCAGTGCAAGGAGTCGTTGGGGATCTCGATCCGGGCGTAGTCCGGGTGGTCGGTGATGTCCGGCTCGTCCAGCTCAGTGCCGTCCATGTACGGAGTCGGCGGACTGGTCCGTACCAGGGCCAGCCAGAAGGACTGGGGCAGCTCAGCAGACCCGACGAAGTAGGCGGTGAGGAGCTGCTCGGCTCCCCACACGGTGAGGCGACCAGACATCAGATGTGCTCCCTGGCTACGTCCGGGTAGCGCGGGATCGCGAACTCGCACTTGGCCATCGTGGAGTGGGTCCACACCTGGCCACGGCTCATGGTGGCGTCAGCCAGCTGGCAGCGCCAGGTCTCCCGGTACTCGTCGAAGGTCCACCGGATCCGGTAGTCGTACTGCTCGAACAGCTCCATCAGGGTGAACAGGTTGTCACTCAGGTCGGTCTGGGTCTGCCCGTACACCCAGACCCCGATCTGCTCGCCCACCATCTCCGGGACCGCGTGGATCAGGTAGTTGCCGCCCAGGATCGGAGAGTCCGCAGTCACCTTCCGCCAGGTCTTCTGGGTGGAGTCCCGGGTGTTGTCGCCGGAGATCTTGTAGATGTCCCCGTCATTCAGGTTCACCCACTGAGAGCCCCAGGAGACCTCCGCTGCCACATAGTCCAGCCCGGTGCCGGTCATGGCAGCTTCCTGGTGCGTCTGGACCGGTTCTCAGCCGCGGAGAGCATGGCCTTGGTCTCCGCCTTGAACTTCGTTGCGTGCTTGATCTGGTCGCCTTCTGGCCAGCCGACCTTCCGGTACCCCTTCTTCGACGTGGTTCCCAGCGCTACCCGAGACATCGCGTAGTTGTGCCGGATCCGCTGGTCCATGTTCGCCCCTTCCTTGTTCATGGACGCCAGCAGCTTCGGTGCCATCCGCTTGAAGGACTTGGAGACCTCGCCGTGCTCGATGCCCCAGGCCGATCTCATGCCGCTGATCCTGTCAGCTGGGGACGACTCAGAGCCATCACCCGCTGCCTGGCCTGGAGCTTCTGGAGGAGCTCAGCCGGGTCGTTGGCCTGGACCGTGATCGGCCCGGTGAAGTTGGTGGACCGGTCGACCTTGGTGTTGTAGACATGCAGCCCGCCACGCAACGGGGAGGAGCCCATACCAACTCCCCGCGCGTCGGCACCCAGCATCGCCTTGGACATGAACTCCGCACCGCGCTCGTCCAGCGGGATCACCGCCTCCGGTCCCGCCTCACCTACCACCATCCGCTGAGCGCCGGTGACGATGGCACCCTTGGCCGCGTACTTGTCGTAGATGGCCTGGGCCTGGGTGGTCCGGTTGGGCTGGGCTGCACCGGCATGTCGCTCGTACTGCAGCTCGAAGGCGCGAGCCGCCTCTCCGACCGAGCGAGCAGCACCCAGTGCTGACCCGGCGGCACCCTCTGCGGCAGCGCCCTTGCCGGACAGCTGCTCCCGCAGCGCCTGAACCTCAGTGGAGACCGAGGGCAGGTGGCCGTGCAGGTAGGGGATCAGCTTGGCCCCTGGAGTCCACTGCACCAGGCCGTAGCCCATGCTGCCCGCATCAGCCGGGTTCCTGGAGTGCCCTCCGCCCTGGACGATGTAGGGGTCGAAGCCGGACTCCGACTGCATGTTGCCCATGATCCCGGCAGCTTGGATCTTGCTGAACCCGGAAGCACGCAGGGCGGTCCAGACACCATGGGCGTTGGCTCCATAGTTCGCGGTGGCGGACAGGTCATGTCCCTCACCGAGCGGTGAGCCGGCCTGGACCCCGTACTTCTTGGTCAGCTTGCGCCAGATCCGCCGTCCGTACCGGTTGATCACCTCGGAGATCTGGCCACGGCTCAGCGGGTGTGCGCCGTCCATGTCGTAGGCAGCCTGCTCCGCCTTCGGGTAGAGCTTCTTGATCACGTCGGAGAACCTCACTCCAGCGGCACGACCAGTTCCACCAGTGCTGTCTCCAGCGTCAGCCAGGTTGATCTTGCCGCCTCGGATCTCGAAGTGCAGGTGCGAGGTGGGTGGGGTGCCGGTGTTTCCGTAGTCGCCCACGTAGCCGATGGTCTGCCCGGCCTGCACCTGCTTTCCGGCCAGCGCAGTGATCACCTTGCTCATGTGCGCGTACAACGTGCTCTGGCCACCGGAGTCGATCGTCTGACCACGCCCGTAGGAGCGGTCCGAGCCCAGGTCGAAGGGGTGTGCGACACCAGCCTTCCAGGCCACGATCGGCTTCCCGTAGTCGGCGTAGCCGGGGTAGTTCAGATCGCCAGCCCAGGTCGCGAACGGGTACTGGGAGGGAGAGTGCTGGGAGGTCGAGGCGTTCGCCAGCGGCATCACACCGCCGAGCCAGTACCCGCCGTGCCGAGCCGTGTGGTTCATCGCGTCGATGTTGTCCTTGCCCACCGCGCGCGCCCACTCCGGTCGCATGATCGCCTCGCCACCGGACAGCGGCACCATCCGGTCGTCGCGTCCTGGAGACCAGCCCGGGATCACACCACCCTGGGCCTGGCCGATCAGGTTGTGCCCACCGCTGCTGTGCTGGGACATGTCGTTGGTGCCCCGGGTATCGCCACCACTGCCGCCGGCAGAGACACCAGCCGGCACCTTGTACTCGAACCCGAAGATCTTGGCCAGCTCGGTCATCATCTCCACAGCCACCGGGCTGGTGGAGTTCTTCAGGTGCCGGTAGCTCTTCAGGACGGCTTCGGCCTGTTTCCTCGCGTGCCCGCTCAGTTGGTCCACGCTCTTGGTCAGGATCGTCTCGAAGTCCCCGGTGATCTCCCTGCCGACATCGGCCAGGTCATCGGCAGAGCGCTTCATCTGCAGCAGATAGGCGTCGTGCTGACGTTGGGAGGCGGTGTCGAAGTCCTCGGACTGCCGCGACATCATCCGGTTGAACTCCTTGCGCTGCCGCTCCATGCTGCGCTGGAAGTCCTCTGCTCCCAGCCTCATCGACCGGTCGTGCGCCTTCTGGGACCTGCTCTCGCTGAGCGCGAACGACCTGCGGGTCTCCGAGGCTCCCAGGTCGGAGGGGTCCTGACCCAGTGCCTTCGCCGCCTTGACCCTGGCGTCTCCCATCTGGTTGTACTGCCGGATCAGCTTGGGGTTCAGCTCGTTGACCAGCTCCTGCACCTGCTGGGCATTGTTCGGGTCGGTCAGCTTCAGCTGCTGGATCGCGTTGTCGCTGAGCCCCTCCCGACGCAGCTTCTTCAGGTTGGACTCCTGCTCCTGCATCCGGACCAGTTGATCCTGGGCGTTGGACAGAATCCAGTCCGCGGAGGAGGTGCGCTGCACGTCTACCCGCTTGTAGATGTCCATCACACTCATGGCCATCTGCTTGGCCGAGACGTTGATCTGGTGGTTGAAGTCGTTCTCGGCCTGCCTGCGCTGCAGGTTGTAGTCGTGGTTGGCGCGCTGCACGCTGCGGTTGTAGTCCTCGGTGGCGTAGGCCTGCTGCCGGTGGAAGTCGGTCTCGGCACGGCTCCGCTGCAGGTTGAAGTCGTGGAGCTGGTAGGTCTGCTGCAGGTGGTAGTCGTCCTGCGCTCGGGACCGGCTGATCTCGTACTGGTGCTGCATCAACAGCATCTGCTGGAAGTACTGGTACTGCCCGGCCACCTGCTGGGTGTAGGCCTGTTTCTCCTGGTCTCGCTGCCCCGGGGTCAGCGGCCCCATCGCGCCGGTCATCATCCCCTGGAAGATCTGGGACTGCTGTTGGAACTGGGCTCCCCGGCCCATGAAGGTCTGCGCAGTCTGGGCGTTCTGCAGGATGTTGCTCAGTCCCTGCTGAGCCAGGTCAGAGCCCATCGTCGGATCACCAGCAGCCAGGTTGGAGATCCGGTTCAAGTACTTGACCTGCTGGCCGATCGGCATCCCGGACGCCGAGATCCGGTTGGTGACATCCTCGACCGCCCGGTACGTGGACACCGGGTCCTGGTCTGAGGTGAGCGCCTTCTTGACCGAGGCCAGACCGAGGATTCCGCCGGTGCCGAACAGGTCCTTGGTGGCCTTCTCGATCTGGGTGGCGGCGTTCACGGCGTCGCCCTTGTCGCTGGCCGGCGGCTGGAACATCTTCGTGTAGTACGCCTGCGCGGCCTTGTCCCCGGTGAGACCTGGGGCCAGACCGGCGCTCGTCAGGACCCGCTGCCGCATCTCCTTGTCCTGACCCAGGTAGCCCAGGTCGGAGAACATGTTCTGCAGCTGCTCCTTCAGCCCGCCGCCGGACTGGGGGAGAGCGAGTCCCAGGGCCTGCTTCTGGGAGATCTCCGCGTCCGCGCCGAACATGCTCTTCGCCAGCGCCTTCTGGAAGTTCGCGGTGGTCTGGGTCTCACCACGGGTCGGGCTCTCCTTGGCGAACGCGGCGATGATCTTGTCGTACTCAGTGCCCCGGTACCGCGCAGCCCGAGCCGGACCACCGGCCCCCTGTGACGACAGATAGTTGAACTGCGCGCTGAGCGCACCGAAGGAGCGATCAGCGATGTCGCCGGTCTTGCTGGCGTCCTGGATCCCAAGGAACCGGCGCGCTCCGCTGCTGAACCAGTTCCCCTCGTAGCCGGGCTTGGCAGCCTCTGCCATCTGATCGGTCGGAGCGGTGATCTGACTTCCACCGGCCATCAGAGTGTTGAGCATCGTCTGAGCCGACTGCCGCCCGTACAGGTGGGTCAGATCCATGGCGACGTTCTGAACGTTCTTCGGGTCCCTGGACAGGTAGGCCCACTGACCGGACAAGGTGGTCATCGCGGCCTGGGGATCGTCCTTGGGGAGCGCCGTGTTGACCGGCTTGTAGCCAGAGCTCTTTGCTTGCTGAGCTTCCTTCACGCTGATGATCCGGGCGTTCGACCCGGTGATCTGAGCCTGCTGTGCCGGGGTCTGGGTAGACGCCGCCACGTTCGGAGGGGCCTGGGTACCGCTCGCCTGGTAGTACGGGTTCAGTGCATTGGTGTAGTCGGTGAACCTGTAGTCCTCGGCCTTGTTCGCCTTGGAGGCCCAGGAGAGCGCGGCGAACCCGGCTATCCCACCGACCATGTACGGGTTCAAACCCATCCCACCCAGCACGCCACCGGCCTTGCCCAACAGCCCGCCACCCACCTTGGCTGCGGTACCCGCGGTCTGCACCATGACTCCAGCCAGAGAACCGACGCCCCGGCCCAGGTTCCCCATCCCCTTGGTGGCCGACATCGTGGACTTCTCCAGCTCACCCAGCGCCCGCGCGTTCTTGGTGAGCTGAGCGGCCTGGCCCTCCGCCATCTTCATCTTCTCGGCGTCCGAGGTCAGCCCGGCGAACTTGCCCGTCTTCAGGGCATCCAGGTTCTTGTTGATCCGAGAGGCCTCCTCGTAGCCCATCGGAGCGCCGCCACGAGTGGTGAACATCGGGTCGCCAGCGGCCCCACCCATGAACTTGGTGTAGCCGGACCTGACGTTGGCCATGAACGGGCTCATCCCGAAGGGAGTGCCAGCGGGGCCCAACCCGAAGCTCTGGCGTGCAGTCGGCGAGCTGAACATCATCTTGCGCCGGGTGAAATCCGTGGAAGAGCCGGGCTCGTACAGGATGTCGCCGGCGATGCTGGCACTCTTCCCGAGACCGGTCAGACCCCAGCCAGCTGCCCGGGACATCATCCCGGGACCCTCGCGCTCGTTCAGCCCATATCCGATCCGGCGAGAGGCGGCGGCACCGATTCCGAAAGTGCCTCGCCCGAACCAGCCGGTCCGCTTGATCTCCTGCTCAGTCAGCACGGCGTTGCCGAGGCCCTCGGTGGCAGCGCTGACCGCTCCCTGCCTCTTGAACCCGGCGACGAACCCGGAGTTGATCACCTGGTTTATGGCCGCGAACGCGGTCAGCGCCTTGGCCAGGGTCAGGATGGTGCCGGCCAGGATCGCGAGTGGTGCCGCAGCAGCAATCGCCCAGGCAGCCAGCTTGCCCATGGGCGAGTTCATGAAGGCGTTGGCAGCCCCTGCTGCCATGGTCAGCATCTTGATGAAGATGGCAGCCGCCGGAGCGAAGTTCTTGCCGAAGGCCTCAGCGGTCTCGTTCAGCTCGGCCCGGAGCTTGGTCAGGTTCTCGGTCAGCCCCTTCATCGCGGTGTCGGAGCCGCGGTCGATGGCTCCGGAGTCGGCACCTCGCGCGGCCTGGATCTCACCCGCGATGCCGCCGGGCTGCTGTGCCATGGCCGAGATGGTGCGCACGGTGCGCATCCCGTCCAGGCCCATCCGGTTCAGAGTGGTGATCGCACGTGGCCCCTGTTGGTTGATCGACTCGAAGACCCGCAGGATCTGGTCCGACCCGCCCAGCCCCTTGAACTGCTGGACCGTCATCCCGACCAGGTTCGCGTACTTGGCCAGCTCCGGAGACCCGGACTGGGTGGCGTAGGCGATATTCTGGATCATCTGGCCGAACACGTTGGAGGCCTGGTAGCCGTCCTGGCCGGCCTTCTGGAAGGCGTTGGACCAGCCCAGGATGTCGGTCTGCGACATGTTCACCATCCGCCCGAGCGGGGCGATGGCGTTGGCGAACTGCAGGATCGAGGTGGCGCTGGCGTCTGAGCGCGCGGAGAGCACTGCCAGCTGGTTGGCGTAGGCCTCCGTATCGCGCTGCGAGGTACCCATGGTCCGCTGCAGCTGTAGCAGGCCCTGAGCGAGGGCCTGGGGGCTCTCCTGGGTGGTCTTCCCGAGCTTCTCGAAGGTGACCGCCAGCTTGTCGATGCCGATCGTGTTGTCGCCCAGCTTGCTCAGGCTCTGGACCAGAGCAGCAGCGCCGGCGGTGGTGTCACCGAACGAGGTACGCAGGCTGTTCACCGACTGGGCGTAGGAGCCGAACGTGGCCTTCTGCATGGACATGTTCTTGTTGAGCACCGCGGCCTGGGTGTTCAACCCGACCATCTGGCTCTCCCACGCGCCGTACGCAGCAGTGGCAGCGGTGATCCCAGCCACATCGGCGGCAGCGACCCCGAACATCTTCCGGCCAGCGGACTTGGCCAGCCGATCCAGCTTGGTGCCCAGCGTGTCGACCGCAGCCCCCAGCTGAGCGGTCGCCGTCGAGGAGGTCTGCATCGACTGGTCGTACTGAGAGTTGTCAGCCGTCAGTACGACGTTGGCCTCGACCGGCTGGGAGCTCACGTCCTACTCCATCTTCAGCGAACGACGCCTCTTGGCCTTCAGGGCCATCTGCGCGGTCAGCTGTGGTGTGGTGGCGATCAGTTTGACATTGGTCCCCGGCAGGGACGACCCCTCTGTGTCTCCGAAGATCGACTTCTGGTAGCAGCCCTGGCAGAACTCATCGACCGCGGTGAACGCGAACTTGTTCTCCTCCCACTCCCAGGGAGCGGTCCCGCACATCTGACAGCGCTGCGATGACTCGATCGCGAAGGCCATCACCTTGGCCCTGTCCTCCGCGTCCCACTTCAGGAACTTCGAGTGTGGGATGCCCTTCTCGTGGCAGTACGACATCTCTAGGTAGAAGTTGCGATCCTTCCTCAGCCGTTCTCGCTGAAAGGGATGTCCAGCCCCCGGTTGTTCAGCTCGACCGCGTTCCGGAAGAGCACCATCACATCGCCGCGCGACCAGTCGTCTGAGTCCCAGATCTCCTTGGCCTCGGTCGGGCTGATCTCCGGATCCACCGAGCAGGCAGCGATCAGCGCCGGGGCGAAGGAGTCGATGTCGAAGGAGTTGCCATCCGCCCGCTGCTCGGGCTTCGGCGGGTGCTTGGAGACCAGACGGTCGTAGGCCCTCATTCCGATCGCCTGGTACTTCAGAGTCACCTCGTTGGACCCGCCGTTCCCGTCGTTGAGGAACAGCGAGAACTCGGTGGTGGAGCGGGGCTTGTTGACCAGCTGGTCCAGGGTGGCGCGCTTGGACGCCTGGGCCTGCTTCTGACGCGCTTCGACGGTCTTCGCTGCGGTGGTTGGCATCGGTCGCTTCCTGGCGGAGGGGTGTAGTCGATCCGATGCTATCCCTCTCAGGCGACCGTGTAGTTCTCATCCGGCTCGACGTTGACCGAACAGGACGCTGTGAACGTGAGCACCGTGTTGGAGCTCATGTTCGCCATCGTCCGCGAGGTCACCATGACCGTCCAGACCTCCACCTCGTCTGACGCGATCGGCAGGTTGTTGGCACCGGTCCCGCCGTACCGCGCGATGATGAAGGCTCCTCGGGTTCCGCGGGGCAGCGTCTCCCAGGCCGTGTCGTCCTCGTCGTCGCGGTAGAAGTCCGCGTCGAAGGTCGCAGCCGAGGTGCCAGCGGTACTGGTCTCGAAGAGGCTGTCGAACGCCGGCGTGGGCACCGTGTTGCCGCGCGAGGAGGCGTTCAGGCTGATGCAGTAGCCGGTCAGGTCGACGCACGCTGCCACCTGAGCAGCGGTGGGCTTCTGATCAGTGATCGCGGCAGGAGTGAACCCGATCCAGGTGTTCTCATTCGGGATGATCCGGGCCATCGGTCAGCCTTCCTTCTCGGTCTTCTTCGCCGCGGTCTTCTTCGGCTGTTCGCTACTTCCATCATCTTCAACCGTCCAGCCACGACGCTCATACGCAGCGACCGAGGAGGGATGCACGTGGGCCTCGTCTCCATCTGGACTGGTGATCTTGACGTGCTTCTCTGACATGTCCTATCCCTTCGTGACCCAGACCTCGAACGAGTCTGCTTGTGTGAAGTAGTCCGGATAGGCGGAGCCGATCCGGTTGGTGTTCCCGATCGAGACGCAGGTGGTCTTCTGGATCTTCCAGTCCCCGGTCTCAGTGGTGATGGACTCCCTGGCGATGTTCGTCAGGTTCATCCGCATCCGGTCCGCCAGCGCCTCAGTCTGCTTCCGGGAGATCCCGGCGTAGATCACCGAGTAGGACAGTCGCCAGTTCGCCTGGCTGTCACCCATCGCCTGCGTGCTCTGCAGGGACGCTGCTCCGGGCGACAGCGACATCCAGGGAGTGAACGTCTGCCCCGGGTCGTTCGGCTCTCCCTGCCACCCGTACGCGACCGGTGGTTGGGAGTTGTCGCCCACCGGGAACCCCTCGACCGCCAGCTCCGTCAGGAGTCGGCTGGTGATGGGTCCTCGGGAGATCGAGCTAGGTGGCATTGTCGGTGAACACCTTCACGTTGGCTTCTGCTGCCATCGTCCCAAGGGAGTCCACCCATGCCTCGAACGCGGGCTGTACGTACGGCTGCGCCTTGGTGCCCGGGTGGTGCACCAGCCGGGTCACCACCTTCTTCCCGCCCACGGTGAACACCAGCACCCCGCCCGGCTCCTTGGGCCTGATCACGTGCGGCTTGGTCCCGAACTCCACGTAGCCGGCGTACGGGGCCTGGTGCTCGTTCGGGCCGATCGTCACCTTGTCGGTGTCCACCCGGATCCCCAGCGACCGACGCAGGACTCCACTCTTCACCGGGACTCGGGACTCCATCTCGGCCAGGATCTGGTTGGCGCTCTGGACCAGCACCTGGTGGGTGGTGGTCTCGGACTGCACGGCGGTCTGCCGCAGCGCCTCTGCCAGCTTCGAGATGTCAGCCGTTCCGACGACCGGCATCAGGACTTCTTCCGATTCGCGATGGGTGTCTTCGCCGCGAAGGCAGCGCCATTATCGGTCAGGGACTCCGAATGACGGATCTGAATCGGAGAACGCTCCTCCATGTGTCGCAACATCCCGGTTGCCAAGCCTTGACGACGGTATGGCTCTTCGGTGTGCAGTCCACCGATGCTCCCGTGGGTCACCGGCTGTCCATGGTAGATGTACATGCCACCTACCTTCTTGCCCTTCACCTTCGCTGTGAGCTCGTGGAACTGGGGCGTCCCAGCAGGGATCGGCTCTCCAGTCTCGTAGTTGATCCCACGACGTTTCCGATGCGTCATCTTGGTCCGGAACCTGACCCGAGCTCCACTCGGCAGTCTCATGCCCTTGCTAATCCCGTGCTCGACCCCGAACGCACTCAGCATCACATGATCCCGGTGACCTCGAAGCGGCGGGTGGCGCGGAGCTCTCCGGCCTTGGCCACGGTCTGGATCTCGTAGCGCTTGCCGACCATCTGACTGTCCTGGGGAGCGGTCAGGATGGTCACCTCGTCGTAGCGCTTGATGATCTCTGGGGTGTCCCAGGGGATCGAGAGGTTGGTGGTCATCTGGTAGATGTCGGCATCGGCCACCATCAGCGAGTTGGCGTTGGCCACCTCCCAGATCCGACAGGGGCCCTCGTAGACCACCTCTCCCAGCCCGGCAGCGGTGTAGACCAGGGTCTCTTCGTCGTAGGCCTCCGGGACCTCTCCGCGGACGATCTGGCAGGTGTACTCCATCACCGCGGTGGCGCGCGCTCGTACGTACTGCCGCGACTGCGCGGTGATCGGGCTGGTCACGGCTCGATGACCCGCTCGTAGTCGGGCACGTCCCACTGACCGGGGTAGACCTCGGGCGGGTAGATGCCGCCGTACTCCTGGGGCCCGGCCTCCACGTCGTCGTGCATCCGCTTGCCGAAGCTGAAGGGCTTGGTGCCTGGGATCATCTCCTCGCCGGCGGTCATGCCGCCTGCGTCTGGAGCGGTCCCGACCAGGGTGCTCTTGTGCTGCTCCCGCAGCGAGGCAGCCAACATCCGGTACTGGTCGCCCACCTGCCCGAGAGAGACACTCACTCCGTCAGCGGAGTAGGAGGCCTCACGCGCGTAACGCGCCGCGATGGTATCGGCGAGCACAGCCGCCACGTACTCGTGAGACCCGTACAGCGGGTACCAGGTCTCGTAGGCGTACTGGATCTCCTCATCGGTGATCAGCCACTCCTGCGCACCGTGCGGATCTGTGTCCTGGAGCAGGAACCGGATGGTGTCCTTGTCCGTTGCTCCAGGTACGTCGTAGCTGTAGCTGCCAGCCATCAGCGCTTCTTCTTCTTGGGCTGCTTCTCGCTGAGGTACTTGTAGCCAGCCGCGCCGCCACCTCCCACGACAGCGGTGCCGGTGGTGCCGGGGTACTTCTCCATCGTCTGACCGGCGCGACGGACTCCGGCCCCCACTCCACGACCGATGCCCTTCAGGGAGATGTGCGAGCTCCCGAGCTGGTTCAGCTTGCCCTTGATCCGGGCACCAACAGGCGGTCCCTGGGGCGGGGGCGGAGGCGGTGGGGCCTTCTTGGCTGCACGCGCGGCAGCGCCCCAGAAGGCCTTGGAGACCTCTCCGTGGTCTACTCCGAAGGCGCTCTGCATCACTCCTCCAGGAGACCCTTGCGCCCGCGTCCGCGCTCCTCCGCAGCCAGTACCCGCTCCTCGTCCTCGGGGTGCTCGGCCAGGTACGCCTTCACCTCACTGACGGTGTGGTCATCGGGGTTGAACTCCGAGGGATCACCCTCAGCACCCTCACCCGCCCCGGACTCGTCGGTTGACTCCTGCGTCGGTTCAGGAGTCGTCTCGGGGTGGGTGAGGACATTCAGGTTGACCTCTTCGTCGGAGTCGTGTTCGTACGGCATCCGCAACTGCACGCGCTCCCGGTTCAGGTACTCCTCGGCCTGATCACGGGTCCGGATGTGGCCGTGCCAGTGCCGGGGCTTGTCCGCCACGTCCTCGACGATCGGGATCACGAACCGAGCACGCACGAGCGTCTCGATGTTGTTGGCTTCCTCCTGCGGGAAGTCATCACCGATCGCGTACTCCTCGCCCCGGTACGTGAACGGCTTGCACGCCAGGAACTCGATCTTCCCGTTAGTGAACAGTTGACT